CTACACGACGCTCTTCCGATCTATATGCGCGGCTCAATGCGGGCAGCTCGACGCCGATCGATTATCCGGTTCGGATTATCGAGTCGATGGAGGACTATTCGCGCCTGGCATTGAAGGGGCTGCAATCGTTCCCTGCGTGGGCCTATTACGACCCGGCTTTCCCGCTTGGAAACCTGACGTATTACCCGATCCCGGACAGCACGTTTCAGCTTCACATCGTCACGATGGAGGCGCTTCCGCAGTTCACGGCGACAGGGCAAGTCATCAACCTGCCGCCTGAGTACATGGCTGCGATTCGCTACAACCTTGGCCTGTATCTCGCGCCGTCGTATCAGATCGAGCCGCAGCGTTCGCTTATTGGTCTCGCGCTGAATGCCAAGCGTGTTGTGAAGCGAATGAACAGCCAGATCCCGTCCATGACGATGCCTCGCGGCCTCGGCTCGAAGCAGCGTTACAACATCTACAGCGGCTCTAATTACTGATGCGGATTCCTCTGACTGGCGGTGCGTACACCGCGAAAAGCGTCATCGCTAACGCACAGCGGTCGGTAAATTTATTTGCTGAGCAGAACCCGCAAGACTCGGCCGCGCAGTTCACGTATTACCCGACGCCGGGCCTCACGCTTGTTTCGACGCCGCCCATTGCCGCGGAAAGTCGTTGCATCTACACGGCATCGAATGGCAAGCGTTACGAAGTGGTCGGCATGAATGTCTACTACGTGGATTCGTCGAACGTCTATAAGCAGATCGGCGCGCTTTCCACGCTTTCGGGCGTTGTGTCGATGGTCGACAACGGGACGAACGCGTTCATTGTCGACGGCTCCAAGAACGGATTCACGGTCGATATCACAACCAATGTGATGATCCCATGCGCTGACCCGGCTTTCTATGGGGCTGATCGCGTGGATTATGTCGACGGCTATTTCGTGTTCAATCAGCCTGGCACGCAGCACTTCTACATCTCGAAATACAACGACATTACGTTCGATTCGCTAGATATCGCGTCGAAGTCGACGTATTCGGACAATCTCGTCACGCTTGCGGTGATGCACCGTGAAATCTGGTTGTTCGGCGAGCAGACAACCGAAGTTTGGTACAACACCGGCGCATCAGATTTCACGTTCGGCCGCATGCCGGGTGTGTACGTCGAGCATGGATGCGCTGCGAAGCACTCGGTCGCAAAGATCGATCTCGCGCTGTTTTGGGTCGGCAAGGATCTGCAGGGGCAGGGCGTTGTTTTTGCCGGCCGCAACTACGCGGCTGAGCGGATCTCAACGCACGCGATGGAGCAGGAGTTTCTAACGTACAGCCGGATAGACGACGCGATCGGCTTTTCGTACCTGCAAGGCGGCCACGCGTTCTACGTGTTGACGTTCCCGACCGCCAATAAGACATGGTGCTTCGACACGGCAACGGGCCAATGGGCTGAGCGTGGATATCTGGAGGCAGACGGCACATTCAGCCGGCACCGCGCGAACTGCTATTCGTTCAATGGCGGCCAAAACCTCGTTGGCGACTGGGAAACCGGCAAGGTGTACGCGCTCGACCCGAACGCATACACCGACAACGGTAACCCGCTTCTCTGCGTTCGGGGCTTCCCGCACATCAGCGGAGCCGATGGAAACCGCGTCCTGTTCCGGCAATTCATCGCGGATATGGAAGTCGGTAACGGCCTGCCCGGCGACTCCGCAGAGCCTGAGATTCGCCTGCGCTGGTCCGATGACCGCGGGCGCAGTTGGGGAAACGCGGTAACAAACTCGCTTGGCAAGGCTGGCGAATACCTCACGTCGATTCAATGGCAGCGCCTCGGCTATGCGCGCGAACGCGTGTTCGAACTGTCATGGTCCGCTCCGGTCAAGACTGCGCTTAACGGCGCATGGGTCGATGTGTCGAGGGCCAGGACATGAGCACGCCGACAAACTTTCCAGACGTCGGCGTGCCGCTGGTCGACCCGAAGACGGGCCGGCTTTCGATGGTCTGGTTCCAGCTTCTGATCGCGCTTTTCAATCGAACTGGCGGCACATCGGGAGATAGCGGATCGACTCAGGAACTGTCGGAAGTGGCTCAACAGATCGCCTCGCTGGTGCCGGTCGATTACGGGGCCGCGCTGCGTATTGCTGACGTCGAGGCGGCGCTTTCTGTGCTTGCTGGCGCGGTGACGCAGAGCGAGCCTGATTCGTTCGTCCCGACGCACGGCATACAGGACGCGCCGGATCTTCATGCAGTCGCTACGCAAACGGCGAACGGCTTCATGTCGGGTGCGGACAAGGCGAAGCTCGACGCGATGACGGCGACGGTTGAAGATCGATTCGTCTCGGGAACTGGTTTCACGCCTGGGACAACGACGAGCCTGACGCTATCGAAGGCATACGCGAACGCCGCGGCCGTCACGGTGCATTTCGACGGCGTATTCCAGGGCAGCGACCAATACACGATCGCCGGAACGACGATCACGTTCACATCTGCGATCCCTGTCGGCACGCAGACAGTCTATGCACGAGGGTAAGGCATGACAACAACATATAAAGAAATGGTGAAGGGCGCGACGCTGACCGGTGCCGCGTCTAGCCTGTACACCGCAGCAACCGCTACGTCGGCATCTATTCAGGCGGCAAGCGCGAACAACCCGACTGGCGGCGTCGTGACGCTCAACGTCTACAAGGTTCCGGCTGGCCGCTCCGCTGACGGGACGACGCGCATCGCGTCAAAGAACATAGGCGCCGGCGCGACCGCGCAGTTCCCTGAGCTGGTCAATCACAAACTCGAACCCGGCACGCAGCTTTACGCGGACGGTAACGGCTGCTCGATCAGCATAAGCGGGATCGAATACGTAAAGGATAGCGCTTGAGAAACTTCCTGAAGATCGCTGAAGGGCTGAATGTCCAACCCCTGTTGAACGCTGTCTATCGAAAGCCGGATCTGTGGAAGGCCGACGACTTCCTGCGCAAGTTTCCGCAAGGGCCGTTCGGAGAAACCGACACGATATATCTGCGCTTTCAAGACAAGGTGAACGTCGAGAACGACGAGCAGCTTGATCTCTACAAGCAGAACAAACTCGCCGGCCATGATCTGCACGAATGTCCCTGGCGCGACGAGATCAACGAACTGCCTGAAGCGCGCGCACACATCATGGCGCTTATGTCCTCGATGGGCGCGACGCGGCTCGGGCGCTGCATGTTGAATCGCATCGTCCCGGGCGGCCGGATCTTCCCGCACGCTGATTCGCCTTGGCATGCGGAATATTGGGATCGCTATCACATCGTCATCCAATCGGAACCCGGCAACGTGTTCCGCTGCGGTGACGAGCAAGTATGGATGCGTCCCGGTGAAGTCTGGTGGTTCCAAAACGCGATCGAGCATGAAGTTATCAACAACTCGGCAGAGGATCGCATTCACCTTGTCGTAGATCTGAGGTTCTGAATGATCACATTCGCAGTCGAGAAGTTCTCGGACGTGTACGGCGAACTGCTTCCGCTTCTGCATGAGCACTACGGCGAAATCTCGCTGCACAAGGAGCACGGCGTTCCGCTCGATCCGAAAGTCGATGTATATCGCGCGCGCGAGGCGGATGGTTCGCTGATGATGGTAATCGGGCGCGAGGCGGGCGAGATCGTCGCCTACTTCGTGTGCTTCATCGCGACGGGTCTTCATTACCAATCGTGCCTGACCTGCTCGCCGGATATTTTCTTCGTCCGCGAAGACAAGCGAACCGGCATGGCTGGCGTTCGCCTGTTCAAGTTCGTCGAGAAAGAACTTAAGCGCCGCGGCGTGAAGCTCTGGTTTGTCGGCAGCAAGAATGCGCACGACGCGACGGCATTGTTCCGGTTCCTGAAGTTTGAGCCGGTTGAAACAACCTACTCCAAGTGGTTGGGGGATTAACTATGGTTGCAGCAGCAGTAGGGGTAGGCGCGGCTGTCGCGGGCACCGCAGGCGCCGCAATGAGTTCGAGCGCTTCCAGAAGCGCCGCGAGCAAACAGGCTGATGCCGCGAACTACGCCGCTGATCTTCAGCAGCAGCAGTGGCAACAGACGCAGCAGAACCTTCAGCCCTATATGGACTTGGGTTCTAGCTACATCAACCCGCTGAGGGATGCGCTGTCGAACCCCGCGCTTACTCAGAAGTTCAGCGCGCCAACGGCGGCAGAAGCGCAAGCAACGCCAGGCTATCAATTCACGCTCGGTCAAGGGCTGAAGGCGACGCAAAACAGCGCTGCGGCACGCGGTCTTGGCACGTCAGGTGCGGCGCTAAAGGGCGCGGCAAACTATGCGACCGGCCTCGCCGACTCGACGTACAACGACGTCTACAACCGTGCCTTGCAGACGTACAACACGAACTACAACACGGCATCGAACAACGTCAACCGCTTGCAAAGCGTGGTCGGAAGCGGGCAGAACGCGGCCGCTGGACTCGGCAGCCTCGGCGCGCAGACGGCGAACAGCATTGGTAACACGCTCACGAGCGCAGCTAACGCAAGCGCGGCCGGCCAGATCGGCTCTGCGAACGCGCTGTCTAACGGCCTGAGCAGCATCGCCAACGGCGCCAGTACCTATGCGTTGCTGAACAATAACGCGGGCAGCACGAGCGCCGCGGGAACGACGACCGGCAACAACTCTTACGGGTTCACGATCTAATGGCTCTTGATACTTCGATCGCCCTTAACGCGAACGCGCCGCAACCTGCTAATCCACTGCAAACGGCGCTGCAAGTCGCGCAGTTCCGCGCGTACAACGCGAACGGCCTAGCGGCTCAGCAACAGCTCGCGGCTAACCGGGCAACGTCTGCGGCGTATCAGCAGGCGACCGACGCAACGACAGGCAAAGTCGACAATAACAAACTCGTCGGCATTCTGAGCCAGAACCCTGACGCGGCATACAACCTACCGCAAGTAATTCAAGGCATCAACACGCAGAATCAGCAGCAAGCCACGCTTGATACAACGCGGCTCGATCAAGCCCAAAAGGCGCAGGGCGCGCTTCGTTCCGGCATGGGTTCATTGCTCACGAAGGCGGATCTCTCGCCGTCCGATATCCAAGGCTTCGTCGGAACGATGGTTGATGCGGGCGCGATTCCGCGACAAGTCGCGGATGCGGAGCTGAAAAGCATGCCGCAAGATCCGGCTCAGATCCGGCCGTGGCTCGCACAGCACTTCAATGCGGCGCTCTCTGGCGAGCAGCAACTTGCCAACATGAAGCCGCAATTCGCGCAGATCAACACAGGCCCGGCGACTGTTGCGGTTAATCAGAACCCGAACGCGATTGGCGCGAACGGTCAGTCGATGGGCGTCGGCTCCGTTGGCTACACGGTCGGAAACGGCCTGTCGCCGTCCGATGCCGCGGCGCAAGTGCCGGTCATCAATCCGGATGGCACGCCAGGTACGCGCAGCAAAGCAAGCGTTCTGCAAGAGCAGGGCTACGGCGACGCGTTGCCAGCAGGCTTCAAGAGCAACGGCCGATACGGCGCCTCGAATGGTGGCGTCGTTGCAACTGGGCCGGCTGCCGGCACAGTGGAGGCGGTACAGAAGGCGAACGCCGCGGGCGGCGACATGCTCGTCGCCGATCAGCAGTCGAATGCGCAATCCGGGCAGCGCATCAACATGCTGCAGCAAGCCGGCGACGCGCTCTCGAAGGCGCAGACCGGTACGGGCGCAGACAAGCTCAACGCCGTGCGCGGGCTGATTGCAACGCTCGGCGGTCCTGCCGACAAGGTTGCGAGCTACGACGAAGCGAACAAGTACCTCACGCAGTACGCGCAGCAAAAGGCGGCTTCTTTCGGTCACGGCACGGATGCGCAGCTCTCCGCTGCAATGTCCGGCAATGGCAACACGAAGATCAGCAACCTCGCCGCGCAAGACGTCGTGAAGGTCAATCTCGCGCTCGAACGCATGGATCAGGCGCGCATGCAGGCATGGCAGAACGCCGGCTTGCAGCCTTCGCAATACGCTCAGTGGAAGTCGCAGTTTGGTTCGACGATGGACCCGCGCGTATTCATCGCCGATCAGATGGACCCGGCCAAGATTCAAGGCATGGTCAAGAAGATGAATCCGAAAGAGCAGGCGACATTCCGCACGCAATATAACTGGGCGGTCCAAAACGGCTATATCAACGGTCCCCAATAATGGCGAACTATGACGATGCTTTCGAGGCTGCGGGCAAGCAATACAACGTAGACCCGAAGCTTCTGAAGGCCATGATGACTCAGGAAAGCTCGGGCAATCCGAACGCTGTATCTCCGAAAGAAGCGACCGGCCTGATGCAGTTGATGCCGGCAACCGCTAAGGAGATGGGCGTTTCGAATCCGAGCGATCCAGTTCAGAACATCATGGGCGGCGCTCGCTACATGGCCCAGATGCTCGACAAATACGGCGACGTGAATACGGCTCTAGCGGCCTATAACGCGGGGCCGGGCGCCGTAGACAAGGCGGGCGGAATCCCGAACTTCCCGGAAACGCAAGGCTACGTCAAGCGGATCTCCGCCAACTATCAAGGAAAGCCAATGGCGCAATCCGCGCTTCCCGGTCTGCCGCCTACGGCTGGCGGCGCATCGGCGGGCGATGACCCGTTCAGCAAGCTAATGGGCGGTTCGACAACTGCGGCCGCACCGTCTGCCCCTGCTGCTGACGGCGATCCGTTTAGCAAACTCATGGCGACGAAGCCGGCCGCACAGCCTGCGCCGGCTGCGCAACCGTCGGCAGGCGCTTCGCCGCAAGGCGAGTGGCACGCGCCCGGCGCTGTGACGATGGGTATCGGTGACGTCATCAAAGGCGGCGTTCAGTCGATGGTTCATGGTGGCGCATGGCTTGCCAACAAGATCGCGCCGGACTCGCAGTTCGCCAAGGATATCAACGCCGCGGTCCCGCAAGTCGATCAGGCGATCACGTCGCAAGATGCGCAATACGCGCAACAGCGAGCGGCGCAGGGCGGCTCTGGCATCGACATTGGCCGAGCGGCCGGCAACGTAATTGGCAGTGCGCCGATGATGGCGCTGCCGAGCGGTGCAGGCGGCGGACTGTTGGCGAAGATCGGCGCTGGCGCGGTATCCGGCCTAGCTAGCGCCGCGGCAACGCCAGTCGTCAACGCTGGCGACAACTACGCGCAGCAGAAGGCTATGCAGCTCGGCACCGGCGCAGCAGTCGGCGCAGTTGCCAATCCGCTCGTTAGCGCGATCGGGGGAGCTGTCGCACCTAAGATCGGCGAGGCGCAAAAGAAGTTGCTCGATGCGGGTGTGCCGCTCACTCCCGGCCAGATCAAGGGCGGGAATTGGTCGAAGGTTGAAGACATGGCGACGAGCCTGCCGGGTGTCGGCAACGTCGTCCGAAATGCTCAGCAACGCGCGCTTCAGGGCTACAACGCGGCCACCTACGACAAGGTTCTTGAACCTCTCGGCGTGAAATTCGCAGACGTGGCGAATGGGGCGAAGACGGGCAGCGAAGGCGTTGCCGCGGTCAAGAAGACCATTTCCGACGTCTACGACAATACGCTGTCGCAGATGACGTTCAAGCCGGACGGCCAGTTCCAGCAGGGCTTGCAAGGCTTGGCGTCGATGGCTCAGTCGTTGCCGGCAACGGAACAGAAGCAGTTCCTCGACACGTTGCAGCGTCAGGTTGCGGGCAAGATCAACCCGCAAACCTTGTCGATGGATGGCGCGACGCTCAAGGAAGTTCAGAGCGAATTAGGGCGGCTGTCTCGCGGCTGGTCTAGCGACCCATCTGTCGATAAGCGCAACCTCGGCGCGGCAGTCGGCGAAGTCAAGAACCTGATTGAGCAATCGCTTGGACGCACCAACGCGCCTGAGTTGGCTGAATCGCTGAAAAGTGCGAACGCCGCGTATGCGAACTATGCGCGCTTGCGTGGCGCTGCAGCATCGACCGGCGCGATGAACAACGATGGCGTATTCACCGCGGCGCAGTTGCAAAGCGCAGTGCGTGGCGCGGACAAATCGGCCGGGAAGGGCGCAACCGCAACGGGTAACGCGCTGATGCAGGATTGGTCGAGCGCGGGTCAAAGCGTGCTAGGCAATAAGTACCCCGATTCAGGTACGGCAGGGCGCTCGATGCTCGGCTATCTGCTCGGCGGTGGCGCCTTCGCGGCTCCTGGCGCAATCCTGCCGACGCTGGCTGCCGCTGGCGCGGCGTCTCTCCCGTACACGCAGGCGGGCGGCAAGCTGGCGACGATGCTACTTACGAAGCGGCCTGCGGCTGCGGTCCCAATAGGGAATGCGCTTTCCCGCTACGGTGTCCCACTCGCCGCGCCTGCGGGCAACGCGCTCGTCAATGCGATCACAGGCCCTTAGACACCATGCCTTGATACGAGGATATGCGACTGACAAAGTCGCAATGCAGGCGGTTGTGAATATAAGCCGCCAAAACTGATCGCTATTCATTTTTTCTCCCTCGACCCCGCCTAGTGCGGGGTTTTTTTATTGAGGCAATACATGCAGCTTCTGCCGAACGCAAAGCTTCAGTTCGTGGATCAAAACGGCGCGCCTCTGGCGGGTGGCTCCGTCTACTACTACGCTCCCGGAACGACGAACCCGCTTCCTACGTTTCAGGATAAAGCCGGCACGATCCAGAACACCAACCCCGTATTGCTTGACAGTCGGGGGCAAGCCATCGTATGGGGAAGCGGCACATATCGTCAAGTTGTTTGCGACGCATCGGGCGTAACGATTTGGGATCAGATCGTTACGGATGCATCGACGGGTCTGATTCAAGGCCAGTTGATCGATGAAGTGTTCAACGCGGGCGCGGATTTCACTGCGGGCACGACTACCGTCCTGACGCTGGCAAACGTCTACGGCGCAGAGGGTAACGTCTCTGTTGTGTTCGACGGCATCACGCAATCGCCGACGACCTACACGCTGAATTTCAAGACGCTCACGTTCAATGCGCCGATTCCGGTCGGCGTATTGCAAGTATGGGTCAAGGGTGGCGTTACGCTGCCGATCAATACGCCGGCTGCCGGAAGCGTCGTCGATACCACCGTAGCGCCTGGGTCGGCGCTGTACAACCGCATCAACCACCGTTGGGACGTGACAGATCCCAATTTCGGCGCGTGCGGCGATGGCGTGACGGACGATTCGGCCGCGATCAATAAGGCGTTTCAACTCGCTGCGAACGTCGGCGGTGAGGTCTATTTCCCGTCGTCCAAAACGTTCCTTATCAAGTCGCCGCTGACGTGTTCGGTTCAGGTTCCGCTTCAGCCCGTTATCGGCACGAACTATCAACTGTATTTCTCCGATATTCGGACTGTCAGCATCGTTTCGCCCGGAAGAAGCACGATTAGGGCGGGCGCCAGCATGACGACCATGCTGACCATTCAGTACGCGAACGGCAATATCGCGCCGTATTACACCAAGATCGACGGCCTCGTGTTCGATGGCAATGGCCTCGCTACGAACGGCGTTCTGCTGAACTACTCGACGCGCTCGCACGTTGTGCGCAACAGCTTCGTCGGCATGAGCGGCTACGGTCTGGCAAACGCCGGCTATGGTGTCGCTGAATTTCTGTACAACACGTTTGCGACGACAATCGGCATTCAGGTTCAACAGGGCGGCGATACCCTGATGGATCACAACGATTTCTATGCTCCGGCGAACTCGAACGGACATATCGGCATCGACATGCAGGGATGGTCTGGCAACACGCATATCCACAACTCAACGTGGACGGCCGATCCGACTTCGAGCAACGAAACACCGATCCTTCTGCACGCGAATATTTCTGCGCAGACGGGGCGAGAAGTTCGTGATGTGACGATCAAGAACAACGAGTTTTGCGGTTATGACTTGCCAATTAGCGGCGTGGCAGGTTCGAACAATATGTATAACTGCATCATCTCGGGCAATCACAAGACGGCATTGAGCGGGACCAAGATTAGTGCCGCGCTGATTTCGCTGACTGGTCCTGGTCAGTTCATCATCAGCGACAACATCGTTGGGAACGCTGCGTATCCGGTGCTGAGCGGGAATGTCATCAGCCTTGCCAACGCTTCGCGCATGACGATCAAGGGCAACAAGTTCACGAACCTGCTGAATACGCCAATCGTCCTGACGAACGTTGTTCAATCCAAGGTCTACGACAACGAGTTCTACGACGTCGGCCAGTCGTTGCCTGGCAACGCGATCATTTACCTCGGGTCGACGTGCGCAACAAACGAGTTCTACCGGAACACGTATAACCAGTCGCAGCCTACATACGGCCAAGTTGGCATCGTTGAAAACACCGGCTGCAACTTCAACACGGCAACGAACGAAACGTTCATCGGCATCAATCAGCCCTATACGGTCGTTGGCGCGAACAGTAATTTCAAGTTGACTTCGTATGGTTCCGCCGCGCCGGTAAGCGGGACACATGGCGCGGGTGAAATCGTCTGGAATACGAACCTCAGCAATTCGGCTGGCGTCCCGGTTGGTTTCGTGTGTGTTGCGGGTGGCTCGCCGGGTACGTGGCGCAGCTTCGGCGTAACGGTTTAAATTATCGAGGTTAAATACAATGACGACGACCGTACCCGTTCAATTGGTCAGTCCCGCAAGTTCAACGGTAGGCCAGGTTCTGCGCTCTAGCGGAGCTAGCCTGCCTCCCGCATGGGCTTCGCTTTCGGCATCAGATTCTACATTTACTCAGGCGGGAACCGGCGCGACGCCTGTTTCCGTGCAGTCTGAGCTGCGCACCCGCGTCAATGTAAAGCAGTTCGGCGCTGTAGGCGATGGTGTAACGGATGACACTGCCGCGATCAATGCCGCATTGGCCGCGGTCAACGTTGCTGGCGGTACGCTGTGGTTCCCGGCAGGCGTCTATATCTGCTCCGGCCAATGGAATATGGCGAACTTCAGCAACGTGCATTTGCGTGGCGCCGGGGGCATCTTCCAGGGTGGCAACGCAGTTGGCACGATGATCAAGTTCACGCAATCAGGCTCGACCTCGTGCATCAACAACACGGGCGGGATTGGCTGTTCGTTCCATGACATCGTTTTTGCCTACACGAGCGCCACATATAGCGGAACGTTGCTCGATGCCTCCTGCGCGACGCCGCAAAATATCACGCAGGGCAAGATCGATGGATGCCAGTTCCTTCAGCTCGGAACGACAAACACCGCTGGCAACCTGGTGGCGATCAATAACGTCAGCGGCTACGTCATCGAGAACTGCATCTTCGCGCGGGCAAACTGCGCGATCCGCGGCGGCTTGAATGGCTCGCTTGGCGCAAGCAACGCCGTCACGGTAAGCAACTGCGAGATCAGCTACTGCACGACCGCTATTGCCAATCCGAATAACTTTTGGACGATTCTTCGGACTTCATTTGAGCCGGGGCCGTCGCTCGGGCCGTCGCAGATTTGGAACGATACGTCGAATCCTATTGCGAACCTGACGATTATCGGGTGCTTCTTCGGTGATGTGCAGAACACCGGGACGCACCTGAACTTGACGGGCGTTACTAATCTTCTCATCCTCGGGTCGATTTTTGGCGGCGACAACGTCCACGTAACGACCGCGGTTGCGCTCGCTGGAGTGAACACAGGCATCGTCATTCAGGGTAATACGTTCGTCCAGTTGAATACGGGCATCGGCATTACTGGGACCGTGTCGGGTGGCAGCCTGTCAGGGAACACATTCACTTCGACGACTACGCCACTCTTCGGCAAGTCCAGCGCAAGCAATTTCAGCCTTTCGGGCAACGCCGGATTTATCACTGAGAAAACCGGGACTGCGACGATCACGGCTGGCACGTTCAGCGTAACCGTCAATCATGGATTGGCTGTCACGCCGGGCAATGGTCAGATCGAGTTGGTTCCGGCCGGCGACACGCTCGGCGCGCGTTGGTGGCTTGCTTCGTGGACGGCAACACAGTTCACGATAACGATCAACGCATCGCAGGCGTCCAACCTCGTTTTCTACTGGCACGCGAACGTGAACCAGTAAGAAGGTCAGCCGTAAGTAACCCTAAGCCGCCTTCGGGCGGCTTTTTCTTTTCCGATCCCATGAAAGACACCGCTTCAGCCGTCGCACAGACGGTCGCGCAAATCGCGCCTCCGTGGTACGCAACGGCGCTCGCGTGGAGTGACGCGAATTTCCCGCGCGTGCTGCTCACGCTGTCCGTGATTTACACGGCATTGCAGATTTACTCGTCGATCAAGCGCCTGCGCAAAGGAGATGCGAATGTCGATGAATAACGAGAACCTTCAAAAGCTGATCGCCGAGCTGCGCCGCGACGAGGGCGTTCGTTATTCGCCGTACAACGACACGAAGGGCATTCCAACGGTTGGCGTCGGGCACAACCTGAACTCGAAGCCTCTGCCGGCCGGCTGGAAATATCCGCTCAACGACATGCAGATTAATTCGCTGCTCGATGACGATCTCGAAGACGTGTTCCACGACCTTGACCGCAACTTGCCCTGGTGGACTGATCTCAACGACGTGCGACAGCGCGCTTTGGCGAACATGGCGTTCAATCTCGGAATCACGAAACTACTCGGCTTCCGTAACACGCTCGTTGCCATGCGTCAGGGCAAATACGACGCAGCAGCGGACGGTATGTTGGCGTCCGCATGGGCAACGCAAGTAAAGGGCAGGGCGACGCGCCTTGCCGACATGATGCGCCGGGGGTGCTGATATGGACTGGAAACAGGTACTTGGGGGCGTCGCGCCAACGCTGGCGACTGCCTTGTCTGTTGTTGGCGGCCCGGCCGGTATGGTGGCGGGCGCAGCGTTGCGCGCGGTAAGCAGCGCGGTACTCGGTCATCAAGAGGGCACATCCGATCAGGTGACGCAGGCGATTCAAGCCGGCCTGTCGCCTGACGCGATTGCGGCGCTTCAGAAGGCGGATAACGACTTCAAAGTGCAGATGGCGCAGATCCAGGCGGCAACCGATCAGGCGTCTATCAAAGCCGGTTCTGACGCTATCGGCAATGTCAACGCGACGATGCAATCCGAAGCGAAGGCGGATCATTGGCCCACCTATACGTGGCGCCCGTTCATCGGCTTTGTGTTCGGCCTCTACGTTATGTCGATGTTCATCCTGCCGCTCTTTCACGTGCAGCCGGTTCCGTTGTCAGCGGATCTAACGCTGACGATCGGCGCGGTGCTCGGCGTGGCCTCGTTCTTCCGCGGCAAGGCGCAGGCAGATCCGCGAATAAACGCGGACAGCCGCGGTTAAGCCGCTTCAACCGTTGTGGGTTGCTTCTTCGGCGGGATTGAATTGGGGTGCGGCGGCATGCCGAGCAGTCGCCGTGCCTCTTCTCGAACATCGACCGAGCAGAACAGACCCAGATCGTCAATGTCCTGAAGCCGGAATGCGAAACATTCGAATTCTTCTGCCGTTGCTTTTTTCGGGGCTGGCAACATGGTCTGTCACTTTTATTAATTTGGTTAAACGCCTTATGTATTAATAATACTCCACAGACCTAACGATTTGCAATGTCGAAGTTTTGTTGTTGTGCATGTTGACATAATAGGTATTATCGGTTCTTTTTTGCGTTCACGGTGATGAACGCTAGGTGTCCGGCAATGGGACGCTAGGAGCCGATTTAGCGTACCTGTAGCCGAACACTACGCTGCATGTGGATAACTTTGGCGTACCTGTGACCGGACTCTAAATCTCATAGCGTACCTGTGGCCGAACTCTAAACCGGCTTAGCGTACCTGTGGCCGGACAAAACCATACTTATATCTCTTCTATATCCTTCGGCGCTGCCGCGATCCGCCTCCGGGTGTCCATCAAACGGCGCACTGCAGGGTGCGCAGAATCCTCATCAACCTCATCAGGCGGCGTCGCAAGTTCAGTTGTTGGAAGCGCGGCCTTCAGAACGCCTTCGGTGGAATCCCACCTAAAACCGTCTCCAGGAATGATCTCGCAGTTTGTGAGCGCTTCGGCGTCGACGCGCCCGCGTTCGTTCACCGCCTCGCCGATTGCCTTTAGACGCTCGCCAATCTTCATAGGGATATAGTCGACCACGATTGTGCACAAAACTCGCGTTCCTAGCCGAATGTCTAGGCGCTCGCGGGCGATGTATAGCGTCCCTGTCTTGCCCTTTCCTTTCGTGATGACGCGAAGCATCCTGTGTTTTTCAAGGATCTTCACGCACTCGGATACGGTGCTCTTCCCCATCCCTGTCATTTCGGCAAGTCGGCGGATTCCCGGCTCGGCCTCGCCAGTGTCGAAGTCGGCGTGGCTTTTGATGGCCTGCCAAAGACCAAAGGCGCTCATCCCGATCTGTGCGGCAATCCCCGATTCGAACAAGTCGCGCTGCATGGTCTGGAATGTCGTATCAATCTTGGTCTTCATCACTTGCCGCCCTGCTTCCGCCGCGCCAGCTCGCGCCGCGCCCCTTCGACAAGCAGGTCAGACATTGGCGTGTCAGTCAGCTTCATAAACGCGCGCAATTCCTCATACAAGCTCTTTGGCATGTTCACCGCCATTCGCTGCGTTGAGTCGCGCTCGCGGAATGTCGGCTGTGCTTCGTTCTCTGGCTTTGCTGGTTGCTGGCCAATAAAGGCGTCGACAGCGCTGCGGTTCAGTGGAGGATTAGCCATTGAGAACCCCCGCCATCAGCGTTCCGAACTCGTCGCTCGCCTTCCCGTCTCGGTATTCGGGCGGCAACTCCATAACCGAAAGCCCTAGTTTCGCGCCCTTCCGGTATGCCGCGCGGTCGACGATCGTCGGGCCTAGTTCGAAGTCTCCCATTTCCCGGATAACGTCGATCGATTCGTCAAGCTCGGCCCTGATGTAGTGCGGAACGGCGTTCACGAAGGCGATAGCGCGCACTGGCGCCGTTACCGTCGCCCTTCTCTGCCTGACTATGTGCGCCGTCTGCGCAAGGCTCCAGGCGTCAAATTGGCCTATCCGCAACGGAATCAGGATTATGTCAGCCAATGCCATCGCGACGCGTGTTTCCATATCGAGGTTCGGCGGGCAGTCGATGACGATGTGATCGAAGTTCGGCGCGTCAGCAGTGACGGCGTGCCCGTAATTTTGGTCGACCCGCACGACGCTTAGGTTCTGCGGCACTTCGGCGTCGATGCGCAACTGCCCCCACTGGTACGCGCTGGACTGGTACGGATTGGCGTCGTATAGGCGCACAGAGCCGCCCTGCATGGCGAGCGTACCGGCGACGTTGGTGGCGGTCATTGTCTTGCCGACGCCACCCTTCTGCATCACAATCGCTATGATGGTCATGTTCCTTCCCCTGTTATTGTGCGCAAATCCTAGTTCATACTTGCGCAAACATCAATGGGGGAAGTGACGCATACGTATGCGCGTGTGCGCACACGTATGACTACACAGCCGCCGTCATCTTGAACCGCTTCGTCTCCTGTCCCGGCAGGATCTTGCGCGTCTTGCCGGCATTCGCGTCGCGCGTGTACATCTTGCAAGCCCGCACATACTGGCGTCGCCCGACCGTCTCGATAATCTGCTCGTAGACGTGAATCCCGCCATTCACCGCGCTCAATTCCTCGCCAGTGAATACGTACCGTCCTAGATCGTGCGCGCGCTCTCGAACGCTAATCAGTGCGTTCCGGGCCTCGTTCACGGCGTTAAGGCCGATGTGACCGTTTTTCGCCATTGCGCATACGTTGACGGCAATGTTCAGACCCACGATCAGCGTGTCCCAATGGTGGGCGTCGCCAAATCCGCGCGAGAGGGCGACGGCGGCTGCGTGCAGGCCGGTTAGCGTCTCGACGCGCTCACTCTCTGGCATCGGCTCATCAGCGTTGAATAACGACGTGATGAATTCCTTCTCGACGTACACCTTCCGGTGCGTTCGCTTTCTCATTTTCCTTCCTCCCCAGATTGCCTTGCTCGGTCGATGGCGGCGTCGAGCGCTTCCTCGATCGTCTTGCCGCGTCCGTACAAAAAAAGATCAGTCTTTTCTCGCCGATATTCCGGAAGCGAGAACCACCAACTCACACCTTCCTTGTCTCTCTTCAACGTCACGCTGCCCGGCGAACCTTGAATAGAGAAATCGCATGCATAGAGGCACCAGCCTTTCGGGATTCGCTCCTGAATGCTTGCATCATCCGGCGTGGGGTGGGTGAATTGGTCGATGCCGCTACCGTCGCACGCAAAGCATTCCTGATCCGTGCCAATGTCGGGATCGCGCACCATGCGACCCGTCCCGCCACAACCGCCGCACGGCTCCTTCCTCTCCGCCAATACGCGGGATTCGTAAAACTCGATCAGCGGTTGCACGGCGCTCAGCAACTGGTCGTCGCCGTGAGTCCTGAGATTCAGGATTGCCAGATCGAGCGCTGCTTTCTGTTCGTCCGTCATTTGCTCGCTCCCTTGGCAATGGCGGCGTCGATCAACTTCTGAACGGAGTTGAACGATTCGTCGAGCGTGCCGGCGGTATAGATCGCGTGCCTTGCGCTTTGCAGAGCTGTCACCGTGCCGCGTTCTGCATCCTTCTCCATCCCCGCGATCCGCTCGCGCAGCGCGGCGATCTCGGCGGAGGGGTGGGCGTAGAGCGGCACTTCGACCATATCGGCAGGCGCGAGCTTTTTCAGGTTCTCATCGAGCGGAACGCGGCACAGGTCAACGCCTCGATGGCTCGTGTACATCCACGCCACCGGCTCCGCCTGCCCCTCACTCGCCCCCGCCGCATCGGCTACCGAACTCGCGGGAGGGGCGGCGAGAGCAACACGGGCTTGCCATCCCTCCCAGCGCGCGTTGAGATAGTCGCGTCCCTCTCCGTATGTATCTCCTTCGCGAAGCGCCCTCACATCGTCGGCGGTATGATCGCTCGCCCATCCGTTTTCATGCATCGATCGGTTCCACACGACGGCGTAATCTGCTTCAAACCGCTCGCGCTCTTGCTCTGCGCTCTGCGCCCCCGCTGTGTCGGCGTCCGCACGCTCAGGCGTAGGGGCGGCGTCTGTGCCGCAGGTCAAGCAATCGACTTCCCAACAGTGAGGGCACGCCACCGGCTGCGCCCCCGCTGTGTCGATAGCAGGCTCGCACGGATCGTTGCACGTCTCGGGATCGCCGCAGCAGTGCGCAACGTCGGTCGTGAATGGTGCGCCGTATGGCGCGGAGCGCGGTAGCTTCGACATAACGAATTCCGCAACCGAGTTGGCTAGCTTGTAATCCGCCGGAATGGTGTATCGACCAAACAGGCCCATCACGATGTCTTGCAAATCGCCGTCGCTCATGACCTTGCGTCTTGCGGCTTGATGGTTGGCAAACGTCCTCAGAAGTTGAGCCGCGCGAGCACACACCGCGTCGCCTTCGTAATTGCTGAAGCGGGTTATCCGGTCGCTCATCTCGTCAAGCTGCTCGGCAATATCGAGCGCATCCCTCACATCGTCCTGCTTCGCCCCCGCTGTGTCGGCGATGCTCGCGGAGAGAATCTCAGCCGCGACGCGTTCGAACGATTGAAGCGAGTCTGCATTGCGCGCCGTATTGAACAACTGGCGGATGAGTTCTTGGGTCATGCTTTCCTCAAAAATGAAGGGTGGCTAGGCGGCGATGCGCGCGCCAGTGTCTGTCTGCTTTAGATACGACCGAGCTATAACGGGCTTCGATCGTGTGTGAAGAAGGCGGCCACGTAGACGGACGGGCGTAATAAGGCGAAGTGGTAGTAGTTGTGCATGCTGGTTCCTTCTGTTGTGTGGTTATTGTTGTTCCTGCATTGCGATGAATAATACCTTGGGCGTATCTGCAATGCAAGCTTCTGCTGTATTATTTTCGCGCGAGTAAACACAGATCGCGGAAGCCGTTCTGCGATCGCTCATAGCCAACTAGGTTCTTGCTCATCCATGCGGGCGGTTCGGCGCGCTTCGTCTTGCTGTCGATCGCCTCCCGAAGTTGCTCACCTTCCAATAACTCGAACGTGATGGCGCCGCGCTTGCTGTTGTTGCGCCAGACCATGCCCTTCTGCACCATCAGATGCAGCGTGTCTCGCACGCAAGCCCGTGGGCGTCCCGGCAGTAGTCCCATCACTTCTTCTTGCGAATACGCGCGTCCTGCCTGCATGGCGTCTGCCAGCTCGTGCGGAGATATCGTTTCCGGCTGACGGCCGATGTTGATTGTGTTTTTCATGCTGCCTCAGCTTCCATTTTTCCATCGCGAACGAACTTCCATTCGTCGTATGCGCGATCCCAGGTTGCGAACTTTTCTTCTCTGCTTGCCTTGCCGGCGTCTAGCCATTGATGGCACCAATGACAGCCCGGAACGGTGTAGGCGTGGTCAGCCTTCAACCCCATTCCTTTGCCGTGCTTGCCCTGGTTGCTATGGCAGGGGACAACGATATCGGGCGAAGCGTCTCCGCCGCACACGACGCCGAGAAAGCATCGTTCGCCGCGGCACGCTGCAAGGTACTTTGAGCCTTCGGCTACGGTTGGCTTCTTGATGCGCGACTTCATCGCCGTGCGCTTGATCGTCGTCTTTCGATCGGCCAGCTCGAACGGCTTCGGCTCGGGGCGCTTGAATCCGGTACGCTTCATCGGTGCGGATCGTTTCATCGCGCGGCTTCCGATGAACGTACAGTAAGCTGCCAGAAGGGATTGAAGGTTCCGCGCTTGATCGCATCCTTGGCAAGCAGCAGACCGTACAGCTTGTCCCGGTAGCGCGCAGACGCATCGGCCCGCGCACGTTTTTTGTCGAACTCGACATCGCGCTTGCTGCCTGCGCGGTAGATCGCCGCAGCGCCGTCGCCGCCACGTCCGCCGACGCGCTGGCTCCAGTCGCAGATATAGACTTGCTTCGGCTTGGCCGTGTGCATGTTGTTGATGTGCTTGCGTACGCCGCTGACAGACATTCCCATCATGGCCGCGATCTGCGGAACGGTTGCAGGCTCTTTCTGTAACAGTTCGACGATGAGTCGCCTGTTCTGGTAGCGCGAGCTGTTCGGGTCTTTGGGGCTTCCTCTCATGCTGCAAATTCCTCGTAACTTGCCGGCGCACTCCAGCGCACGCCTCGTTCGGATCCGAAAGCCTGGATAAGCTCACAAAGATCCGAAAACATGCGCTTCGTCATTCGCGACGTGCTCTGTCCGAGCGCAATAAACCCGGTGCCTTCCATGTTCGGAACGACGGTCATCTTCTGAAGCGACGCACTGAAAAAATCCTTCCACTCAGCAGGCGTCAGCTTGCGGCCGTACCACTCGACTTGATTCGATACGTCCGTCAGGAGCGCCCACAGGAGCGCGTTTTGATCGTTCGATCGGGTAGGGGCGGAAAGCGTCAGCACATCGCCGTCAGGGCGGCGCTTGAGGCATTCGATCGCGTATGCGCGGCTCGTCGGCGTAAGGTAGATGGTTTCTTTCATGCTTTCGCCACCATAACGATGCACTGGCCGCCTTTGACGATTGGCCCGCGGGAAACGTGCAGCTCGTCGATCTGGCTGTCGTCGTCGAATACGCCTGCGTGCATCAGCGCATCGAGGCCGGCCTTGCAGAAGTTGTCAATGTCGCGCCGGCGCTTATCGCCACCGCAAACACGCATCGCCACGAACAGACGCGCATCGCCGAATTTCTTCGCGTTGTGCTCGGCTACGATCTCGGCGACGCGCTTGCGAAAGTCTTTGCCCTGCTGCGTGATGTACATGCCGACTGGCGACTTGCGCCAATAGGCGTTCACGGAAGGCGGGAGGGGGAGCACTAGGATCTGCGATTCCCCGTATAACTGTGATTGGCCTGTCATTTCGTGTTCTTCTCGCTGCGGATATACGCCCACAGTTCGCGTTTCGCCGTCTCTGCGGCGCTATCGCCTGCCTTGCCCCTCACGCTCTCGACGATCGCCTTAGCGCTGCTGTAGTCGCCTCGGCGGCCGTCTCTCACTGCCTGCATGAAACGGCGCAAGCATTCGCCCCTGTCCACGCCTAGCACCAAGGAATCGACCGGTAATCGACCGTGCGCCGGATCACGTAATGTCTGCGCAACGGCTCGGCCCAAGGATTCGCGCATGCAATTTCAAGGTAGCCACCGGACAGCAGCGTTAAGGTCGTGGACATGGTTGTTCTCGGTTACTTGATATCGAGCCTTCTGCCGCGAACTAGCGAGCAGCCCGGCACTTCGAATCCATCTTTCAGCGCCTGCGCGATCAGCTTCTTATCCGGCATCGGCTTCGGCGGCTCCGGTTCCGTCTTGTACGCATCCGGGATCAGCGATTCGTCTGCGATCTGAACGCTCGGCGGATTGAGCGCAATCTTGATGCGGAAGTAGGGCGTATCGATCTTGTCGCGCTGCGCCAGCGTGAGGCCGTCGAGCAGGTACTTGCGGATTCGCTCTGCTCGGTTCTCAAGCGCCTTCGCGCGCTCGGTCATGGCCTTGGCTGCTTCCTTGATCTGCGCTGCTGTCGACTCCAGGTTGCGAGCGACGAACGCCGTGTTCATGCACTTCGTTTCCAGATCGCCGCTGATCGCTTCGAGCGTGTCAGCGAACGTCTGGTCGTCCAGGTCCAGGTCTTCGAGCTTCGCCGCATCTGCGCGGTACTCGCTCGCGATTTCGAAGAGATTGCTCACTACCGGCTCCTTGTTGTCATCGCCAGACATAAAGCATCTGGCGTATCGGTTCTAGCATATTGCCACGAAATAAAGCGTGCGGTGTATTAGTCACGCATAAAATTTCGCTATGATCGCTCTGGTGCGATTAAGGTGTTCCTGCTCGATTGGGTCGTCCTTCTGGCGTACCTCTAGAATGAATCGCAGGCCGTCGCGTCTCATGGTCGCCTCTGCAATGTCGATCTCTGCGATGCGGAGCTGTTCGCGGATATGCTCGATCGATACGACGGTAACGGGCTGCTTGTTGTCTAACGTGCTCATTTCGCTTTCTCCTTTGACGCTGCAGCCTCCGCGCAAATCGCGCCATGACATATCCACATTCCGCTTGCAAGCTCGTATAGCTTGCGCTTCATCGCTTCGTCGTACTCTTTCATGCAAATGTCTGCCGCTCGCTTGAGTGTCATGCCCTCAATCAACCGCGCAAACCCTAGCAGTTCATCGTCCCAGGTGCCGTCCGCGTAGTATTCGCCGCAGGTCTGGATGATTTCGTCGTCAGTCATGCGTCAATCCTCTCCATTCGAACCCGCCTGCGTGCGCTGCTGCATCGCTCGGCATATCGCAATGCACCCATGCCGCTCTTGGCGTCTGATCTGACAGCCCCCAATGCTTGCCAGTCCAGCAACTGAACCACCGTACAATCTTGCCGTTTGCCTTTACGCGCACTTCGTACACGCCGACGTGAACCGGCGTAATTTCTCGCGGAAACCAATCCGATAGATTTTTAGTCTCCATGTCTTGCAAACTCCCCGTGATAGAGTTGTGCGGCGGCTTTGTACACCTCGTGCGCTTCTTCGGCCGTCTTGAACCTTCCTAGGGTCTTTCGCTTTCCCGGTTCTGTCCGAATAGTCGCGATATAGTGCTGCCTAGTCGAGCACCACGCGGCACCTTTCAAGCCGCTTTTGCTGCGTTTGGTCTTCTGGTTGCGACAGTTTTGAGCGCCCGTTGCTAGACGGAGATTCGAAAGCCTGTTGTCTGCGCGGGCACCGTTGATGTGATCGATCTGTCCATTTGGCCATTGGCCATAAGCGAGCAACCATGCCAGCCGGTGAGCGAGATAGTGGTGACCGTCTATCGCGACGGAAACATAGCCGTCTGTGAGCAGACCTCCCGCGACTTGGCCGGCAACTTGCCCGCCCTTCCTCACTTTTCTCCGCAAATGTCCCGTCTCTGCTTCGTATTCAAATAGGCTTGCCACGTAGTCGCGGCTTAATGCAGCCTCCCTGGCTTTAACCATGCTGTTCCCCTTGGTGCGCCGCTAGAGCGTGCTAGCGGCGCGGTCGTTGTTAATTTCAGAACGGGATATCGTCGTCCATGTCGTCAAAGCCGCCAGCGGGCGCTGATGCACGGGCCGGTGCAGGCTGTGCGGCCGCATTGCGCAACGGGCGATGGCGCAGATTCGGGATCATCTTGGCGAGTTGATGCGCGGCCGCTTTCTTGTCCAGGATTTCGGACGCCATCAGTTCGGACGATGCTTCGAAGAACGCGGCCGGCACAACCTTGGTCCCGATCGAGCCGTCCGTCTTCAGATAGTCCTCCGTCTCGAACAGGATGCCGACAGGCTTGTTCATCAGATCGGCGAACACTTGGGCGTCGAACTCTTGAACCTGCTGCGTGTCGCGGTCCCATTTCTTCACGACCGCATCACTCGGCGCGATGTTCTTGACGCGCAGGCACGTCATCAGCGCTTGCAGTTGCTTGAAGCCGAACAGTTCCTTGTTCGCCGTGTTGAACGTCCAGAGGGTGAAGTTCGCCGTCTGCTTGTCGGCGGTCACGAAGGCGAAGTCGATGCCGCGTGTTCCCTTCGAGCTTTCGATATCCTCGGCTCGCGTGAACTGGCCGACGTACTTGCCGATTTCGGTGATGCGCTCGCTGCGCTGTTCTGCCTGGCGTGCTGCTTGCGGGTTCAATGCGTACATACTGTTTCCTTTGGTCTGGTTGATCTGGCTGTTCTTGGCTCAGATGAAGGGCAATTAAGCGGCTTGCCCGATGCCGTAGTAATCAACGATTGCGTCGTCGACGAGATACAGATCGTTCGGAATGCGCTCTTGGCCGAACAGCCCCATCGGGCTTTTAACCGTGTCGCGCCCGCTGTTGCGTGTCGTGAAGGTGTATTCGCCGTCGACAACATCGGTCTTGAGGACGATCGTGAACAAGCCTTCGACGGTGATCTTTTCGTCGAGCAACTTGCCGATCGTCTTGGCCTTGGTGTGTCCCGAATCGAGCTGCTCGCTGTGCGTGAGGATGTACACGCGCACGTCGTCAGGAAGCGTGTTAGCGGCCGTCAGGACGTCCCAAGCGTGCTTGCCAATGTCCATGTACTTCTGGTAGCCAGTTTCCCCGCTGCGACGCATGAATTCGTTCGCAAGCATGTATTGGAAGTCGTCGATAACGATCGTCTTGCGCTGCGTCTTGCCTAGAATGCTGACGATGCGCGCGGCATCGTCGGTGACGAACATGTTTCCGTCCGGGTTCTCTTTGCTCAGGTAGCTCCAGCCTTTCGCTCGGAAGGGAAGCGGCTTCTTAACGATCTGAATCAAAAGGGTCTGCGCCGGATCGAAATTGCGCAGGGAGGAGGATTTGCCCGTTCCGCTCTGACCGATGACTAGCGTTGCTGTGCTCATGTTTGTTCTCTCGTTCGTGCTGTTCGTGTTCTTCGGAAATTTGCTGTTGCCACCACTCGGCGCCGTCGCTCATTGCCACCCCGGCTGTGTAGCCCATAGGAACCAAGCGAGCAGGGCGGCGAAGAAAACCCAATCAAGCGCGGCCCGCATGGCTTATCTCGTCGATTTCATCGCGCAGGACGCGCGCACGGTTCACAAGGAGGGAGAGCCAGCCATCGGCGGCGGCTTCAGGAAACATCGATGAAAAGCGACGCCATTCCAGATCGAAATTCATCAGAAGGGCGTACATGTCCGGCACCTTCTCCGCGATCTGCACCTGACGATGGAGTTCGATCAGTTCGGCGACAGGGCAAAGGTGCTCGTCGCCGGCCTTGCGCAGTTCCTGCATGAATACTGACTTAGGCACTGAAGCAGCCAGTGTATCCATTGCAGACAAATTTTTACGCGCAACAGGAGCTTGTTGCGGGCGGAAGGCTTCGATACTGCGTAATAAGCCGTTGCGGGCCAAGGTTTGCGCTTTCATTTCGATGTTTCCTTCTGGTTTGTTGTTGTGTGTGCTGCTGAGTTGAATAGTACTTGCGATGTATTAATAAAGCAAGCGTTTTTTCGCGCCGATGTGTGCGATCGGCTACGAAGATCCGTTAAGGACCGATGCGACGGCCGCCTTCACGGCATCGATCTTTTCCTTGGGCACGCTGAACACCAGCGACTCATGCGTCTGGGTTTTCTTCCATGCCTTGAAGAATGCGGCCAGCGAGTTGGTGCGCTCGGACGGTCCTTGGTCCCATACATAGCCACCCGACAC